GATCCGTGCTTGCTCCGCCGGGAACAACTCATCCCAGAGCGGATCGAGCCGATGCAGCGCGTCCCGCACCTCTCGCTCTGTCAGGTCGGGCGCATCGCGCCGCGCAACGAGCCAAGTGCCGACCACGATCTCCGGCTGCCGCAGCAGGGCGCGGACCTGGCTGATCACGGCACCCTCGATTTGCGCCGCCGATACGCGCCGGACGATGCTGTCGTCCACAGCGATGTCGGCCTTCAGCACCCGCTGGGCGACGTAGTAGCAATAGCGCCGGCCATTTTTCACTGCATAGGTTGGCGACATGGCGCGCCCATCGGTGCCGTAGATCAGTCCCTTCAGCAGTGCCGGCGCATGCTGTCGGTTCTGCGCCGCCCGCGTCCGCGGAGTGACCTGCAGGATGGCATGCGCCCGGTCCCACAGGTCCCGCGGCACGATCGCCTCGTGCTCGCCGGGATAGATGTTTCCCTTGTGGGCGGCCTCGCCGACATAGGTCCGGTTGTTCAGCAGCTTGTAGACGTCGCCCTTGTTCAGCGGCCGGCCCGCCTTGCTGGTGGCGCCCTCCGCCCGGAGGCGGGTCACCGTCTCAATGCCAGATCCCGTCTCGGCGAAGATCTCGAACACTCGGCGCACTCGCGGGGCTTCGTCCTCATTCACGATCAGCTTGCGCGCGACGACATCGTAGCCGAGCGGCACCTTGCCCCCCATCCACATGCCGCGGGCGCGGGAGGCGGCGAACTTGTCCCGAATGCGCTCGCCAATGACCTCGCGCTCGAACTGGGCAAAGCTGAGCAGGATGTTCAGCGTCAGCCGGCCCATGCTGGTGGTAGTGTTGAAAGATTGCGTGACTGACACGAAGGTCACGCCATGCGCGTCCATCACCTCCACCAGCTTCGCGAAGTCCATCAGCGATCGGCTGAGCCGGTCGATTTTGTAGACCACGATCACGTCGACGAGGTCGGCCTGGATGTCGCGCAGCAGGCGCTGCAGCGCCGGCCGTTCCAGCGTGCCGCCGGAGAAGCCGCCATCGTCGTAGCGGTCGCGGACGAGGAGCCAGCCCTCGGCGCGCTGGCTGGTGATGTACGCCTCGCATGCGTCCCGCTGCGCATCGAGGGTATTGAATTCCTTCTCCAGGCCCTCGTCCGTGGACTTCCGGGTGTAGACGGCGCAGCGCAGTTTCTTCGTGGTGGCCGACATCGCGGCGTCGGCGGGCGCCTTCTTCCGGCTCATGCGTCACCTCGCGCGCGCAGCCCGAAGAACGTCCAGCCGTTCCACCGCGTGCCGGTGATGTGCCGGGCGATGGCCGAGAGCGACCGATATGGCCGCCCCTCGAATTCGAAGTCGTTGATGCGCACGGTGACCACGTGCTGCACGCCCTGCCATTCCCGGATGAGGCGTGTGCCGGCCAGCGGGCGGCTGTCGGCGCGGATTCGGCGCAGGACGACGTTGCCGCCATCCAGTTGCTCGCCCAGCGCCACCAGCCGGTCAACGGTCTCGGGCTTCAGCCCGCCATAGGCCAATTCCTGGATGCGATAGGCCAGTCGGCTCTGGATGTAGGCCCGGTTCCAGGGCGGCGGCTCCTTGCCGAACAACTCCCGCCATTGCTCCTTCAGCGCGGCGGTGGGCGCCGCCTGCAGCGCGGCGAGCCGCGGCAGCACCTGCGTCGGTGGAATCTTCGGGATTGTGGGCGCTAGCGCGGGCGCAGTGGATCGTCTGGTCATGCGAGTCCCTTCCTGTTGGGGTTCGCATGCAGGCGCTGGTGGGCGGTGGAGTGTAGGCGAACGTCTCCCACCCCCCGAGCTATCTGTGCATCCCGCGCATGGTCTTCGGCAGCGCGGCTGCGCAGCCGCACCAGGCCGGCGGCCAGGATCGAGCAAACCTCCCGAAGGTGCGACGGGAGCTGCTGGTTCATCGGGCCGGATGCGGGAAGGCTCATCCCAAGCCATTACTCGGCAAGGCCAGAATCCGTATCACGTGACCGTTGCGCCGTGCTCACAACCTCCGATAGAAAGATTACGAATCATCAATTGGAGCTTCGCTTGGCCAAGAACGTCCGAAACTTCGTGAACCGCCTGTTCATGCAGACGGTCGACCTTGGCCTTCTTCAAGAACTCCTTGCGCCGCATGAGCCAGACATGGCCTTTAAGTGGCTTGAGCTTCCTGAAGACGAATCTGCCCAGCGGGATGCCCTCTTCCACCTCTTCCGGGAGCGCGGTGACGAGTTCCCCGATATATTGTTGGATGCGCTTCACTCAATACTGACACTTTCGACACCGAATGGAGCGCGGGCGCTTCAGGAGATTGCCGATGAGCGCGGCGTGCGACTGGCCGAGGAGGCCGAACCGGCACCCGCCGATGATCGGAAGCGCCTGACCGCGCGCCATCTCGCGCTGATCGCCTACCTGCACCACCGCGATATCTTTCAGCGAGCGGTCCATCGGCACGCGTTTTTCGCATCATCCCCCCTCAGGCTGATCGGAGCCAGGAAAGGAGTGGTGCCGCGGCACGAGGACGAGACGGCACGGGAAGCCTTCAAAGCCGCCTGCCGGGAATACTTCGCGCGACGTTACCAGGGGCGCATTTGCGACGTTTACTGGTACCCGGAAGCCACCCACATCAACCTGCTGGTCGAGCACGGGATGAACGCCGTGATCCTTCCCGTAGAAGAGGGCGGCCGGCAGACGACACGTCCTGTCCGCGAGATCACAGCAGACGCCATTTGCTTCGAGCCGGAGACGGGGCTCATCAAGGTGGCGGCCCGCGCCAAGGTCGAGCGCCTGAAGCTGGTGCACCTATTCGCCGAACATCTCCTCGACGATCCCGACTTTTTCTTTGGTCCGAAGAGCGATCAACTTTACCATCTGGCGCCCATCGAAAAGAAGGGCACCACCTGGAAGTTCGAGAACGACTGGGACGACGATCTGAAAAGCGTCAAGGTCGTCGAGATCGAGATCGATGAGGGGCAAGCAGGCAAAGGCGGCCGCGGAGGTTCCCCGTGGAGCCTCCGCATGACCGACACCCTGAATTCCGTGTCCCGGGTCGAGCGCGTGTGTCCAGACATCGATCTCTCGACCTTGAGGGTATCGGGGCTGAAGATGCGGATGCGCTTCGAAATCGACGGGGAGCGACGCGACGTCACGGTCGCGATCAAGGTGCCCAACACAGTCTCCTTTCGCGACCATCTGCTCGAGGCCCGGATATTCGAGCACCTTCGGCTCAACGGATTTCTGATGGATGACGACCCTGCTCGCCTCGCTGCTGCAGCAGATTGATCTGCATCCCATCCGCGCGCTGCCCGCCGCAGCCTGCGTAGGGTGGGAGCCGCTTCGAGATCACCTCCGCCAAGTGGGCATCCTGGCCTGGCGTCCACCGCTGGACGAGGCGGACGCAGCGGATGTCGAGTTTGTTGATGGCGAGCCCTACCTCACCGTCGTCCAAGATGATCTGCATGCGCGTTCGCTCGACATCGACTTTCGCGCGACGGCGGTCGCAATCCGCCGCGACAGCGGGATCACGGGTCCGCCTTTGGAACTGCTGGACGCACGGGTTGTGCGCATCGGTGCCGTCCCGGCCAAACCGTACCCGTGCGGCGTCTACCTGGTACGACTCCTGTCCGACCGGAATGCGCTGGACACCTTGTCGGCCATCAAGGCACGCCATGGTGCGGGTCGCGTGATCATCATGACACCGACATTGCGCTTCCTCAGTCCCGAGACGCTTCGTTTGATTCAGCCACTCGGCGTCACCATCAGCCCCGTCGCCGAGCGCATAGCTGGCGCCCTGCCCGCGCCTTTCCGAATCCTGCTCGACGATCTTGTCAGCGGACAGGATGCGTCTCCGCGCGAGGATGCTCTGCAGATCGACGAGATTCGCTCGGTTGCGGCCTTTCGGGGCAGCGAGCTTTCGCTGACCCCCCGTGAATTCCACGCCCTGCGAGAACTCGCCGGTGCGGCTGCCGACCGCGATCCCATCGTTTCGAGGGGTGCGATCCTGGATGTTCTCGCCAGATACTCGACCCATGGCGAGGAGCCGAGAGACGAGCAGGTGACACTGGTCATCTCGGCCATCAAGAAGGTCATTGCGGCAGCAGCGTCACCGGAAGAGAAAGCCTCGGACGCGCTCATCCGGACCGTTCGCGGTGTAGGGTACGAGCTTCGGCTGCCGGCTGACCGCATCTGGTTTCGACGCTCGGACGCACGAGCAGAATAGCTTCCACATAGGTTCGGATAGCTTCCACACAGGTTGAATCCCCCCGCGAACGGCACGGTCCGCCCATCAACTCGATGGAAAGGACCACCGATGGCTTCCCGCCCCAATCTCCCCGACCTCGCTCCGGCCCACCATCTCGCCGGCGTTGCAGCCTCGGCCCTGTGCCGCAGCCTCGGCCTGCCGCCTGAGGATCGCGAAGACTTCCGCCAGGATCTTCTTGTCGATCTTCTGACCCGTCTTCCTGCCTACGACCCTGCGAAGGGCGAGTTCGGCGCCTTCGCTCGGGTCTGCATCCGGAATGCTGCCGCACTGATCGCCGGCAAAGCCCGTCGCCAGCGCGCTGCCCGCCATCCGCGCTCCCTCGACGATGCCGTTCCCAACACCGAAGGCCTGACGCTGGGCGACACCATCGCGGAGGCGGATGGATACGGCGCGTGGTGCGGCCAGTCCACCGACGCCATCGGCGCGCTGGAACGCCGCCTCGACCTGGAGCGCGCGGCCGGCGCAGTCGCCCCCGAGGACTACCCGCTCTGCGCAGCGCTCAGCGAGCACACGCCGCACGAGTTCGGCGAGCAGAAGACGATGCCGCGCATGCGCATCTATCGCCGCATCCGGGAAATCCGCCTGCGGCTGCTCGCCGCCGGCATCCCCTCCGCCGCCTGATACGGATTTGGAGGTGGATGAGTAATGGCTGTCATGGACACCAGCATCACCGACATCCGCGCAGTGGTGGCGCCTCTCACCGAGGCTTCCCTCTGCGCCTGGCTGGGCGCCGCGGCTCCCGGCGACAGCATCACCTACCACCGCGGCGCGCTCGCCCGGCAGGTCTGCCCGCAGTTGCAGTGCCTGCCCGAGCCGGAGCGCACCGCGCTGCAGCGCCTGGCGGCCCGCGCCTGGAAGCTGGCCGAGCTCGGCCTTGCCGACATCGTGCAGCGCCGCCACGGCTACGAGGACTACGACTACATCCTCGTCGCCCGCCGTCGCCCGCGCCGCGCCTCCTCCGCCATCCTGCCGATGCTGCTCGCGGAGGCCGCGTGATGGACGCGCTCCGCACCAACCGCCCGACCCTCGACGCGCTGCGCCACATGCAGGTGAGCGACGTCATCGCGCTGCCCGCCGAGCATCTGGCGCTGCTGCAGACCGATGCGCGCGAGGCGCTGGATGCCGCCAAGCGCATGCAGGACTGGATCGAGGCCGCGATCGCGCTCCGCTACGAGCAGCGCGCCATCGGCGCCCGTGCCGCTGCCGGCAAGGACACCGGCACGGTCCGCTTCCAGGACGGCGCCGTGGAGATCGCGGTCGATCTGCCGAAGAAGGTGGATTGGGATCAAGCGCGGCTCGCCGCGCTGTCGGAGCAAATCCGCGCCGGCGGTGAGGATCCCGGCCAGTACGTCGAGGTCAGCTTCAAGGTCTCTGAGCGAGCCTATACCGCCTGGCCCGATCGCATCCGCCAGGCCTTCGAGCCGGCACGCACGGTCCGCATCGGCCGCGCCACCTATCGCCTCGCCATCATGTCCGAGACGGCGCTGCGCGACAGCCCGCATGCCGCCGGCGTCATCCCGCTGCGGGGAGGCCGCTGATGGCGCTGCGCATCATCACCGCCGACGAGCGGCAGGCTGAGGCGCGCGGCATCAAGGCCGTGATCTTCGGCAAGAGCGGCATCGGCAAGACCTACCTCCTCCTTACGCTCGATGAGGGCAGCACGCTCTTCATCGACCTCGAGGCGGGCGATCTCGCCGTGCAGCACTGGCGTGGCGCATCCATCCGCCCGCGCACCTGGGAGGAATGCCGCGACCTCGCGCTGTTCCTGGCCGGCCCCAACCCCGCGTTGCGCGACGACCAGCCCTATTCCGCCGCGCAGTATGCGCGCGTCCTGCAGGCCTATGGCGATCCGGCGCGCATGG